ATGCGCAAACGACAACGAGGAACTTGTTGCATTAACACGCGAGGAAAACACCGCCGTACGCAACAAAATCATTGAATGCATTGAAAGTATAAACGGATACGATTACAAACATAGTATGTAACGAATTTATTATTACATTTATCGCGTGGAAATACAATATAATGAGAATGGATTACCAACCAAATCGACAATTATTCGATTAGTAACGTTGTACGGGTTGGATTGGCAATTATTTACATTTAACGACGGATACGGCGAAAACAAATCCGTTATGTATTACCGGGAAAAATCATTAAACAAACCATTTGGAAAATTTATTGATTTCCTTAATTGGGCCGGTGTTGAGGTTGAAACCCACAAAATAGGCGAAAACATAAATTCAATTTGGTTTAAAAAACGTAACTTTGAACACTAAAAAACAAAAAATGAACGAAAAAACAAAGAAAAATTTAACCCTAACATTATTTATTATTGCCGGGGTGTTATTTATGCCGTTAATGGTCGCGATTTTCTTATTGGACCGCGTTATTATGGTTCCAATGGTTTGGTACGAACCAAAATCATTTTCCAAATGGGTTAAACAATTCGAATTAATAATTTATTCAACATTGCGCGTTGGTGTTGGATTGATTATTTACGAAATAATTAGGTTTTTATCATGAGCCGGGACGCAAAACGAAACGGCATTAAAAAAGCTTTATTGGAGGCGTTGAGGTTAAATCATGGCAACGTAACAAAAGCGTGCGAAGCCGTCGGCATAACGCGAAAATATTTTTACCAATACGCAAAGGACGACCCGGAATTTAAAGAAACAATCGAGGAAATACAAGAATCGTCAATTGATGTTGTCGAGGGCGAATTATTTAAGCAAATTAAAAACGGGTCAACGACCGCCACAATCTTTTTTTTAAAGACCCGAGGCCAAAAGCGCGGATACATTGAACGACAACAAATCGACGTAACGGCCCATACGCCGGATTTAAGCCACTTAACTACCGACGATATACGAGACCTATTGGGAAATGAATAAAGACGATTTAAAACAAGCGTTACGCGTTGAATTGGCCAAACGTGATTTTTGGGCGTTTTGTTTGTTTTATGATTCCGAATTTTTTACCAAAAGAATATTTTTAAAAGAGGTTGCAACGGCATTTCAAGAAATTGAAACCGGGGAATTGAAATCATTGAGCGTATCCATGCCTCCGAGAGCCGGGAAATCGTACATAACGAGCATATTTTGCGCGTGGATTTTAGGGCGCAACCCGTCCGAATCGGTAATGCGCAACGCGTGTACGGCTACATTATTTTTAAAGTTTTCGTACGATGTTCGGGCAATTGTTAAATCCGACAAATTCAAAATAGTTTTCCCGGAGGTTACATTGTCCGACGATAAGGCAAATTTGCAAGGTTGGAACACGAACAAATCGAAACAAGTTGGATATTTTGGGGCGGGTGTAGGCGGTACAATTATTGGGTTTGGCGCAACAAAAATTGGCATTACCGACGACCTTTACCGAGGTATCGAGGACGCATTGAGCGACACAATAAACGACCGGATAATCCAATGGAAGGAATCAACGCACGATTCTAGGTTCGAATCCGGGTGTAAACGTATTGACATTGGGACGCGTTGGTCCATTAACGACATTATCGGACGTAACATCGAATCAAAGGAATACGATAAATCAATTATCATTTCCGCAATGACAGACGACGACAAATCATTTTGTGAGGATGTAATGAAAACCGAGGAGTATTACGAAAAACGCAAACGCATGACCCCGGAAATTTGGTCCGCCGAATATTTACAACAACCCGTCGATATATCCGGGCGATTATACGACCAATTAAAAAGAATCTCACAACACCAATTTAACCAAATATTACAAAACAATGGGGGCGAATACGACGGGACAATTTCGTATATTGACGTTGCGGACCAAGGCAAAGATTATACGGCAATGGCCATTTGTGCGATAATAAAAAAGGAATTGTACGTTATTGATTATGTATTTACAAGGGAAAACACCGACGTAACGTTGCCGTTATGCGCCGATATGTTAAACAAATACAAGGTCCCGTATTGCCGGGTTGAATCCAATTCAATGGGTGCAATGTTTTCGCGACAATTGCAACGCATGACACCAAACACGCGTATTATGCAAGTCAACAACACAACGAATAAGGACACCCGTATTATCATGCAAAGCGCGTTTATTCAAAATCGATTTACATTCGTTACCGGGTCCAAATATTCGGAGTTATTTTTGGTAAATGTCGAATCGTATTCAAAAGAGGGTAAAAATAAACATGACGACGCGCCGGATTGTTTGGCGGTTTTATCAATTTTTACGCAATCAATGTTTAAAATAATTATGTAATCTTTATTTTGTATCTTTGTAAAATAAAATACAAATGGATTTAATATCATTTTGGGAAAGATTTTTTGGGGTTGAGTTCAACGCTAATTCGCGTTATATCGACCAAGTTAATCGAATTTTGCCATATCAATCGCAATTGTGGGGCAAAAAAGAGGCGATTTGGATTGACACAAACAACGCGTGGGAATTGTATATTGAAATTCCCGAGTTACGGGCCGTAATTGAAAAACGCGCGTCCATGATGTCAACCAATATGCCATGTTTATACGATTCAAACGGCGAGGTTGTAGAATCGCATTGGTTGTTGGATTTAATCGCGCGACCAAATGCAAAACAAAGTTGGTCCGACGTTGTATTTACGTTGAGCGTACAAGACGCCTTGTATTCAAATGCGTTTGCATATACGCCAATTCGCACGTTTGATATTCGAAATTTGTTTGTTCCATTACCAACCAACAAAGTACAAATACATTTAACCGGGAAACGATTAAAGGCAATGGCCGAAAATGATTTAATCAAAAAATATACGTTTAAATACGACGATAATACGACCGAGGATATTGATTTAAAGGACATGATTTATTTAACGACCGACGACGGCATTAATTTAATACGTCCAATTTCCCGGATTGAATCGTTGAAATATCCATTAAGTAACATTAAGGCGCAATATCATAAACGAAATGTATTACTAGAAAACATCGGGGCGATTGGTATTTTGAGCGCAAAAAATAGCGACATTGGAGGGGCGATTGTAATGACACCGGAGGAAAAAAAGGCGTTACAAAAGGATTGGTACAACCGACAAAAGGACGATTTAATTATTACGGAATCGGATTTAACATGGACGCCAATGTCGTATCCAACCAAAGATTTGATGTTATTTGAGGAATTGACGGCGGATAAATTGGCCTTAATTGACGCGTATGGATTGAATGCAAATATTTTTTCGAGTGTATCCGGCGCAACATTTAGCAACGTTCGGGATTCCGTTCGTATGGTTTACACCGATACAATTATACCGGAAACGCAACAAATGTACGATACCATAATGCACCAATTCGGATTGGCACAACAAGGGTATTATTTAAAGGCGGAATTTAACCATTTACCGGTATTGCAACAAGACGAAAAATTGTCGAGTGAAGCCGAAAAAATAAAGGTTGACACATTTTCGATAATGTTAAGGGACGGCGTAATTTCAAAGCAACAATACGCAAACGAATTTGGCATTACGTTTGAATCAATCGACAAAACGCAAGCGCAAGCCGAGGGCCTAATTAACGCGCAAACACAATTGAGGGGAACGATTGGAGGTTTGGACGGAATCATTACATTAAATACCGCCGTTGGGGCCGGGCAAATAACGCGCGAGGTTGCAATTGCAACGTTGGTAAATTATTACGGATACGAGGCAAATATTGCGAATCAATTAGTAACGCAAATCGCAACACCACAACCATTAAGTTAATTAATATGAAAACAAATTTATACAACGTAAAGGGTTCGTTTGAAATAAAGGATTTGGACATCCCCAATCGTCAAGTTGCGGTATATTTAGCGCATTTTGACAACATAGATTCGGACAATGACATTATCCGTAAAGGCGCGTTTGCCAAATCAATTTTGGAACGTGGCCCGGAATCGACATCGAATCGTAAAATACAATTTTTAAGACACCACGATTGGGAATGGCAAATTGGGCGTTTTGTTGAGTTGTCCGAGGATAATACCGGATTGTATGCCGTTGGACAATTGGGGCGGTCAACGCAAGGCGAGGACGCATTAAAAGATTACGAGGACGGAATAATTAGGGAACATTCGATTGGATTTCAATACATAGGCGACAAAATGCGTTGGATTGAGGATAATACAATTGAATCAAATGGGTATTGGGAAATAAACGAGGTTAAATTATTTGAGGGGTCGGCCGTAACATTTGGGGCCAACCCGGAAACATACGTTTTGAACGTGCCAAAAGGCGAGGAAAAAACAAACGTTATTAAAAAAATAACAAAGGAATTGGAGGTATGTATTAAAGCGTTGGTAAATGGTAAAGGAACCGACGAACGTTTGCAAAATATCGAAATGAAAGTAAAATATTAGAATAGTCAATTAATATCACTTGCAACGATTGAACCGGATTCGGTCCATTTAATTAAAAGCGAGCCGGTAACGTTGCCGTTTGAATGGGACAAAGTAGTAAATAGTATTAATTTTTAAGTAAAAACAAAATGGAAAACTTAACACCGGAACAAGTTGTTGAAAAAATCAACGGAATGTTTACCGAAAAAATGGCCAATGTGCCAACAAACAACGAAGTTAACGACATTAAAAAAGAGGTTGAGGCCTTAAAATCGTTAAACGAAAAAAGCGCGGAAATCGAAAAATCAATTGCAAAATTTGAGGGTAGATTAGAAGCAATGAGCGAAAAAGCGATTGAAAGTCGCGACATAGCAACAAAAACAATTGGCCAAGCGGTTAGAAAATCTTTAAAAGACAACCATTTAAAAATCGTTGACGCGATTACAAAAGGACAAACGTTTAATTTGGATGTAAAAACCGACACAACCATTACGGGCGATTACACCGGTCAAGTTGCGTTAAGCGTTTTGGACCCAATCGTTGACCGAATCAAAAGACCGATTAGACGTATTCAAGAAATTGCAAACGTTGGAACCACAACGAGTAAATTTGTTGTTTACATTCAACAAGACACCGCCTCAACGGCCGGGTTTGTTAATGAGGCCGTTGCAAAAGCACAAGGCCAAGTTCAATATACCGAGGTTTCCGTTGCCGTTAAAAAAGTAGCCGCAACACTAAAAGTATCAAAAGAAATGTTGAGCGATTTATCGTTTATGCAATCGGAGGTTAATTACGACTTAATGGAATCCGTCGAGCAATCAATTGACAACGCGTTATTAAATGGTAACAACGTTGGTGCAAACTTAAATGGAATTATTAACCAATCGACCGCGTGGAGTGCCGGTACTTTTGCGGGTACAATTCAAGCGCCAAACGTAACCGACGTTTTGAGAGTTGGTAAAGCACAAATCGAAAATGCTAATTTTTCCCCAACGCACGTTGTTTTGAATCCGGAGGATGTTGCTAAAATGCAATTGACCAAAACTTTACAAGGCGAATACACATACCCTATTTTTATGGACCAAATGGGGGGTATGACATTGGCCGGTATGATTGTTGTTCCGTCGGCAAATATTAGCGCGGATACATTCGTAATTGGCGATTTCACACGTTCGAATATTAAATATCGCGAGGGTGTTAATATGTCAATCGGATACGTTGACGACGATTTTCAACGAAACATGGTAACGATTTTATGCGAGGCCCGTTTGGTTCATTACATTAAAAACAATGAGCAATTGGCATTTGTAACGGGTGATTTCACAACGGCAATCGCGGCCCTTTAATAGTTAATTTATTCGCAAAATGGAAAAAAAATTAAAACCTAAAAAACCGGTAAACATCAAATTGGACACTAAAAACGTTGACATCGAATTTAACCGCGACGAAAACGGAAACGTAACAATTGAAGTCGACACGCCAAAAATTGACGCCCACATCGAGAAAAACGACGCGGGTACATCAATCGACATTGACGTTGACGAAAAACAATATTACGATTTCGTTTCAAACGGGGAAAATCCGTCAATGAAACGCGGGAAAATTTGGAAAGTAACGGGCGAATTGTTGAAAATTTTGATTAAAAAAGGATTCGGAAATTTAAAAAAATAAACAATGTCATTTTTAACACCGGCGGATTTTACGGGAAAATACGAATTACATACGGGAATGTACGATGTTAATAAATTGCAAGCGTATATCGATAAATACGAGGGGCGTTATTTTCGCCAATTGTTAGGAGTTGATATGTATAATTCTTTGTTGTCGGACATTGACCAACAAACAAACGAACCAAAATCGCCTAATTTTCAATTTATTTTTAGTCCATTTGCGGAGGATGTAAATTTGTTTTCAATATTGGATTCCGACGGAATGTTAGATATGTTAAAAGGGTTTATTTATTTTGAATACGCAAAGGACCTATTAAATCAAATGACACCTTACGGGAACGTTAGACAAAAGGCCGAAAATTCAACCGCAATATTGGCCCTACAATCTCAAATGTACAACCGATATAACGAATCCGTACGCACATTGCGCGCAATACGAGATTACATTTACTTAAATCGGATTAACGAGACGGGCCAAGCGGTTGAATTTGCCATTACAAATACGGGAACGGGTTACAATGGTGCAAACAATGTAACCCCAACCCCCGTATCCGGCGAGGTTTTAACAATTACAATTGATAATCCGGGCGATTTGTACGCAACAACAAATAATGTTGGAACAACGGGCGGTTCGGGAATCGGATTAATTGTCGATGTTGTCGCAAATCCCGCAATTCCGTACGAAATAACAAGCGTAACAATAAATACACCGGGAACGGGTTACAAGGTTGGCGACATTATTTTAATCAATGGGGGCGGGCAAAATGGTTACATTGAAGTTACGAACGCAACAAACGTAATAACCGGTTCGGGAATGGAAATTAATTATTTCGCAAATCCAATTGGGGAAATTTTAATTACGAATTTGTTAACACCGGGAACGGGTTATGTAACCGCAACAAGTCAACCGACAACGGGCGGGTCGGGTTCGGGTTGTTTAGTTGATATCAACGCCTCCGGCGGTAGTATTAACGATGTAACAATTGCCGTTGGCGGAACGCAATACGTTGTTGGCGACATTTTGACGATTACCGGGGGAAATGCGGACGCGACGTTTATTGTAGCCAATATACTAAACGGCGAGGTTGATTTAATTTTGTTTGAAAACCGAGGGTCCGGATACAATGTAGGCGATTTATTCGCGATTTTGGGGGACGGCGACGACGCGTGTAGATTTGAGTTGTCGTATGTTGGTATTGGTTCATATACGGAATATAACGGAGTTAATAAGGCCTTAACATATTGGTTGTAACATGACAAACGAAATAAGCGCAATAATTGAGGGAATTGTAAACCAAATCGACGTTACGTTGTTTGGAGTTTACGACCCAATTACCGAGCAAACAAATGTTTGCGAAACAAAATGGGCGCGTATTGGTAAAAAAGTTACGGATTCAACCGGCCAAATATACGTTATTGTTGATATTGAACCGAACGAATGGATTAAAGCCGAGCCAATAATACAAAACAACCCGCCATTGGAGGGGGAATTTACGTTGTCAACGCCTTATTGGATTACCGGGACGCGAACGGCAACAAATCGAGAATGGACCATTGCGGACAATAATTTGTTGGATAAAACACCAATTGTTTGGTTATTGGAAACATTGAAATACAAACAATTTGGTAGGCAATCAACGTACGATTTTGAAACGGATTTACGAATTTTCTTTTTAGACGAAACGGACCCCGTAAATTATTATACGGCGGACCATAGGGAAAACGTTGTTTATCCAATGCAAAATTTAGCCAATGAGTTTATTAAAACAATTAGTGGAATCCGAAAATTTAAGGTTGTTGAGGACTTTGAATTAATAACGTTTAGTCGTTTTGGGGTTGAACAACAAACGGGTATGTTTCAAAACATTTTAGACGCCAATTTGTCGGGCGTCGAGTTGCGAATAACTTTAACTATGTACAAAGAAAATTGTAAATGCTAAAAAATTTAAAAACAATAAAAACAAAAAAAAAAGAGTGTAGGTTGTAATTGTAATGTAGGGTTGGCCAATACCGGTCGCCCAAATTGTGTACCGATTCAATCGGTAACGAGTAAATTAATTTTGGTTCCGCTTTATTCCAATGCGGGAACGGCGAATTTTATCGATTTAACGATAACATTACCGGTTTGGAACGATTTAATTAATGAACCGGACGCCTCGTTGCGTTGGTATCCATTGCCAATTTTTGAAAATGTTGAATTGCCAAAAGCGGATTCAGTATTTGAGGAAGCAAATTCGGGGCGTATGGCGTTTTTACGTCAAGGTATCCGGTCATTTACCGGCGAATTGTGGGCGACGGATTCAACGCCTCAATTTTTAGGTAAATTGGCGAGTGGTCGTTGTGTTGAATTTGGTATGTTCATTGTTGACATTAACGGGTCTTTAATCGGTTCAAAAGTTGGCGACAATTTGTATCCGATTCCCGTTGACAACCAATCATGGGACCCAAAATTTATGTTTGCGACGGATTCAACAATCCAAAAAATCATGTTAGGGTTTAACTTTAATCGTTTTTTCGATGAATCGTCTATGTGGATGATTACGAGCGACGAGGCGGGGATTGATTTTAACGATTTGAATGGATTGATTGATGTTAATATTGAAGTATTAACCCAAGTTGCCAATACATCGATTAACGCGTTGTGTACTTTTGATTATGGAACGGCATTAAACCCGTTGAAATTCAAAGGCGCATTGTTAGCGGATTTCGCATTGTATAACGTATCGACGGCGACACCGGCAACAATTACCGGTATTTCGGAAATCAACGACGGCGAATATCAAGTATTATTTACGTTTGTTACCGGCGACGATTACCGATTAAGCGTTGTTAAAGACGGATACATTGGCGAGGTTGTATTTACGGCAATATAATCATTAAAAAAATGGTTAAAATTAGGGGGCGTAAAAACCCCCTTTTTTTTTCGTAAATTTGTAATATGCAATTATTCCAAAATACCGCATTGGGCAACGTGTTAAATAAGTTTAATTTAATGCAACCGGAGGCGATTTTTAGACGCGTAATGAGCGACAAAGAATTGCAAAAATACATTTTGGATTTAATACGAATCGAACAATTATTTGAAAAAGGCGAGGATTCGGACGGCGACGTTATAGGTTTATATTCGGAATGGACGGAATTATTAAACCCGGAAAAAATGGCCGGAACGCCTTTTACGTTAAAAGATACGGGCGCATTTTATGAAAGTTTTTTAATTTACATATACGATAATTATTTTGAAATTGAGGCGGACCCAATAAAAAAAGACGCAAACGGCGAGGAAACGAATTTATTTTTTGAGTATGGCGAAAATATTATTGGCCTTAATGAGCAAAATTTGGAAAAAACACGCGACGAAATACGCCAAAAATACCGGGCGGAATTGCGCGAATTATTACAAATCAATTGACGAATTGCCGTTACATAATTGGATTAAATGTACCGGAGGCGATTTAAGATTTGTTAGGATAGATTTAAGCGACGGAAACGAGCAAAAGGATGTTGAGTATTGGGAAAACATATTTGATTCGTATATTAACGAATTTGGTTTGTCAAAAATGCACAACAATTTGTTAAAAGGATTAAAGAAAAAAGCCGAATTTGAGTTAAAATATGTGTTGACAAACGACCGATTTATTTTAACAAAATTGGAGGTTGAAATTGAAAAAATAAAAGTAATGATAAACAACCGAGGGTCCGGGATAACAATTGAGCAATCGTTAGTCCATTTGTCGAAATGGATTGGAAATTGGATTGATTCAAAAAAAATAACGGCCCGGGAATATTTTAATTTACAAAAGGAATTTGAACGCGCAAACAAATAAAGATGGCAAAAAAAATAAGCAGTTCGGACTTATTCGAACAAGAGGATATATTTAAAGGAATAAAAGAAAGTGCAATTGAGGCAATTAACAAATTGGAACAATTGGAATTGTCGTTAAAAGGCGTTGCAAAATCAACCGAACCATTGGTTAAAAATGCAAATTTCGGAACAACAAAAGGCATAAAAGATTTTACGGACGCAACGCAAAAGGCGGAATCGGTCGCAAAAGAATTTTTGGCGGTTGAGAAAGAAAAACAAGCGTTACGCAAAGCGCAAGCGCAAGCCGAACAAGCGGAAATAAAAGCAAAACGCGAGCGAATCGCATTGGAACAAAAGGAAACCGCGTTAACGGAAAAACAAGCCAAGGCAATACAAAACCAAACGAGCGCATACAAGCAATTAGAGGCGAATACACGCGCATTAAAGAACCAAAGCAAGGAATTAGGCGCGGAATTGTTAATTATGTCTAAAAACGGCCAACAAAATACGGCGGAATTTGCAAAATTAGAGGCACAATATAAAGAGGTTACGGCAAGCGCGCAAGCCGGCGACGCGGAATTAAAACAATTGGACAAAACAATTGGCGATAATTTCCGAAACGTTGGTAATTACGAGGGGGCAACAAAATCATTAAAAACGGAATTACGCGAATTAACGCAAGCGTTGGCAAACATGGAATCGTCCGACCCACGTTTTCAAGAAATGGCAAACCGGGCCGGGGAATTAAAGGACAAAATGCAAGACGCAAAAGCGGTTGTACAATCAACGGCGGGAACGGCCGTCGAGAATTTAGGCAATTCCTTTGCAAAAATGGGGCAAATTGGTGTTGCCGGGGTCCAAGGCATAACGGCGGGAATGCAATTGTTAGGTGTTGAAAACGAGGACACGTTAAAATCAATTGCAAAATTACAAGCGTTGGCGGGGTTGGCGGATTCATTGTCCGTTTTAGGAGGATTGGGCGACGCATTGACCGAGGTTCGCGCGGGTTTAACGTCGGCGGGTTTGAAAATGGGTATATTAACAACCGCACGCGTTGCGGATACGACGGCAACCGGGGCGCAAATCATAGCAACCGAGGCCGAGGCAATCGCGACAACCGAGGCGACAACCTCACAATTGGCATTTAACACCGCAATTTTGGCAAACCCGTACGTTTTAGCCGTTGCCGGTATTTTGGCGTTGGTTGGGGCAATGGTTTATTATGGAATGTCCACAAATAAAACAAGCGTTGAACAAGAAAAATTGGCTAAAAAGCAAAAATATTTAGCGGAGGAGGCGAAAAAAAGTCGCGAGGCAATCGCCAACGAATCCGGCGCGTTTGCGTTGCTGATTTCCCGATTAAAAGATACAAACGCCGGTTCAAAAGAACGTGCGGATTTAATTAAAAAAGTAAATGAAACATACGGGACCACGTTAAAAAATATTAGCGATGAGACCGCATTTCAAAAACAATTGAACGCCGAATTAAAAAATTATTTATCGTACCAACGGGCAAAATATGAATTGCAAAAAAACGAGGAAAAAATAACCGAAAATTTAAAGACGCAAGACAAAATACAAGAAAAAATAAATAATGCAAAAAAAGAATTGCCAAAACTATTAAAGGAAACGGACAAATGGCAAAAACAATTGGACGCAACCGACGGCCGGGACCGCAATATGGTTGCATTTTACGCGGAAAAAATACGAGAATCAAAGGGGGCGATTAATGCGCAAAAAAACAATATAAAAGGATTAGAAAAAGAATTTGAAAACGCTGAAAAACGTTTTGAGGATTACGGACGTAAAGCCAATGAGGCCGGCGCGGAAATAAATATTGTTACCGAAAATGGAAATAAATATGTTCAACAAAATGAAAAAACGGCAAAATCGATTGAAAGCGTAAATACGCAATTTGAGCAACAAAACGAATTGATTTCAAAACAACGTGAATTGTTGCAACAATTAAAAGAATTTGAACAAACGACGCAATTAGACGAATTACAACGCCAAATCGATTACCAATTAACGGCGGAAAAAAAATTAATATCG